AGCCACTTCTTTTACGGCTTTGGCGTCAGCAATAGCTTCTTTGAGAATATCTCGTTTTGCCATTATTCCTAAATTTTTTGTTGGGAAAATACGTTTATTGGGAAACGTAATATATAATTACTTATTTTAATGCCATATAAGGTGAGGGTGATGGCATATTTACGGTTATACGTATATGGGGATTCCTTAAAGTCGAAAGAAAAATTAAAATATAGGACAACTTCCGTTGGCACATAATATTTCTGTAATAATAGAATTTGCTTTTAAGTATGGGTTTTGAAGTATTTCTTTACCTTCTTTTAAAGGTTGCATAAAAGAACCTGGATTAGAAGGTTGAGAAACAAAATCCCAACATAGCAATTCAAAATCATCTTGTACTTCCATTATTTCACCATTTTGTTCTAATGAACCCATTCCACGAGATGAAACACCACAAGTAATTCCACTATCAATTAATGCTTTTAATATATTTCCAGAAGGTGTAGGTAAAATTTCTATTTTACCCATTACATTATCTCCATCCCACCACATATCTTTTATATTGTGAGATACATTTTTTAAATTTACAACTGAAGATTCAGGATGATCTAATTCACCTACTGCTCTATTTTCTTTTACTAATTCATTGTACTTATCAATTTCTCTTTGCCAAAGATCTTTTGAATAATATCTACCATTGCCATTTTTTATTTCAGCGGTAGCTAAAACACCTTCAACTACAGGATTACCCCTTTCAGATACTTTACCTTCAGTTAAACTGATTGGGTTTAGTTTAAATAATTGTGTTTCAATAAGTACTTGTTTCATATTATCTTCCGTATTTACCTCCTAAATGTTGTTGTATAAAATCAACTACTTCATCAACGCTTAAACCCCCTTGTTCATATGCTTCTTCTGCAGCATTAGCTAATTCGCTCATATAGTAAGGTGCTTGCATATCTTCTTCAAGTCCTGCTTCTTTAGATAATTCAACTGTTTTTTCTAATTCAGCATTAAATTCTTTTTGGGTTTCAACGTCTTCATCACTTATTTCTCCTAATAATTCTGCTAATGTAGGAGCTTTCCAAGCGCCACCAGTTACAATACCACCAGCCATTACATGAGTATGTTCATTAATTGGTTTTTTTAAATTTTCCTTTTCTTCTTTTACTACATAATCAAAATCAGATTTACCTTTTATATCTCCGTATCCACTTTCTTTATATTTACCTTTAGGTTCTTTAGGTTCTCCTAAAGCAGGAGCATCATCTGTGTATCCTACATCAACTCCAAATTGTCCTTCTTTAGTGTAATAGATAGGATCTTTTTCTAAATTTTTATAAACAATGTCTTTTATTTCTTGTTCTGTTTTATCAACATTTTTAGGATCCTTCATTTCATAATAGTATCCCATTTGAATTTGTCCAAAAATCATATTATCAGGATTCTTTTTATTTTTTTGATCATAAATTTTAGAATAATCTTCTTCAACTTCCTTTGATACCTTTTTTTCTTCTGCTTTTACTTCTACTTCTTTTAAAAAGCTTTCAAATGCTACTTCATAGGGTTCTTTATTTCTTTTTTCAATAGGGTTGTTAATTGCTCCTAATCCAACAAGATTTTCATTTATAACACCTTTTTGTTTTAGAATAGTAGAAACTTCATCAAAATTAGCTCCATTTCTAACTAACTTTGGATATAATCTTCTAGCTTCTTTTAGAAAAACACCTTTATGGCCTTTATCTTCTTTAATTAATTTATATTGTTGGTTTAAGGTTTTCATTCTTCTTCTTGTTTTAATAGTTCTATAATATTGCTTATATAATCTTCAATCATATCAGTAGAATATACTATAGCATATGATCCTGGATTTTCATTATAATATTTTACTGTTTCTGATTTAGCATTTGACATTAGTGGAGCAATTTGGTTTAAATTCTCTTCTAATTCATCAAATTGATTAATTCGTTTTTGTTGGAAATCACTAAATTCTTTTAATGTTTCTTTTTCAAATAATTGTTTTACTATTGTACCTGCTCCTTTAATTTTTTTTGGTACTAATTTATACCCATATTGACTAGTATAAACATCTTTTTTAACTTTACCAAAAGCATCAGGGGTCATATATCCTATACCTTCATCTTCTTCTAAAGGATCAAATTCAATATCTATTAAAAATCCCTTATCTTCTTCATTTGATATTCTTTGAAGGAGTAATTTTACTAATTTATTAGGGACTCCATTTTCTTTTATCCATTCTTTAAAATCAGATAAATACACCACTAAATGTTTTTGACCTTCAGGAACTTTTAATCTATGATCTTCAAAAAATTTATCAACATAATTTCTAAGTTCATCCATCCACCCTTCATTAATATTTTCTCCTATAGATGAAAGTTTTTCATATTGGTCAGGATAATTTCTTCTTAAATGTGTTCTAAATTTATTAAATAAATCATTTACATTATCTGATATTGAATCAATAGTGGTATCTTCTTTTGCATCTCCGGTTGCTTCTAATTTTTTTAATAATTGTCTAAGTTTATTAAAATTTTTAAATACAGTATCAAAAGCAGCTACATCTTCTACAGACCAAGTAACAGTTCCAGTTACAGGATCAACATCAGTTACTGTTGATTTTCTACCCTTTTGGGTTTTAGTATCACCAACTTTAAACCCACCTGGGGTATATTTTTTTTCTGTTAATTTATACTTAAACATTTGCTACTTTTAATTCTTCAATTAAATCATAATATTGAAGTAAATTAATTAAATCATCATCTTGTATTCTAGAAGATTTATCTAATTCACCTATAATATTTTTAACTTCATTAACTTTAATTTTAGTAGTTTCATCTTTGACTTTTTTATTTAAAGATGAAAGTTCAGACTGTATTTCATTAACTTTAGAATTATAAAATTCTTTTAAACGAGGAGTATTATCAATTGAATTGATTAATTCTCTTAATATTTCTTTTTGACCATCATTTAAATTATCATACTTCCCATTAAATTTTTCTAATAATACCTTATAAGCTAAAGTACGAAGATCCTTATCATATTTAGAATACTCAGTTATTACTGTTTCTTTTTGTTTAGAACTAATAGGTTCAGAAATTAAATGTTCCAAAATTGTTAATTTATGATTAATTGTAGATTTTGGATCAATATCCTTCTTTGAAGAAACTGATTCTACTAAATTATAAAAAGATGCTTGAACTCTATAATGGGGAAGTTTGTGTTTAAAAAACTTAGTAACATCATAATGATTTTTTATTTCATTAATAAGATTATATTTTTGTCTTCTTAAAACTCCTTTATTAAGATTTTTTGATGCTTCTAATAAGGTATCAATTATAACGTTAGCTTTACCCTCAGTTAAGTTAGTTTTCTTAAATAAAGTTTCATATAATTTATATTCTCTCCCTAGTTCAGTTTTAACAAAAAAGTTTTTGAGTATTTTTCTTGCAGGGGAATCTTTTCCATCTAGGGTATCAGCTGTTATTTGCCTAACTAAAAGCTCAAAGAGAATACCCGTATTCTTATACTTCGAATGTTTTACGCTCATTCCTTACAATTTGGGTTTATTTATAAATATATAAAAATTACTTAATCGCGTAATTGAGATTCATCTAAAAGATTTTCTTCTTTTTTATCTTGCTCAAATACTAATTGTTTTTCTGTTTTTGGAGGTCTTGGGACTTTTTCTAACATATTTTTAGTTTCTAAAGCTAGAGGTGAACCTCCTTTAAAGTCTTGTTTTAATTTTCCATTATCATTGTAATCTTTTTTCATACCCTTAGCTCCTAATCTATCTTTACCAAAATTATCATCCTGAGTATTTCTATTTGAAACTTTTTCTTTAGGTCTTCCTAATGGATTTTTTTCATCATATCCAGGAGGTACATTTGAAGGATCAGATTGCATTCTTCCCATACCATAAAGTGAAGCTAAATCGTGGGGAGTACCATATGATTTTCCTGTTTCTAAAGGATCATTTCCTTCTGCTTCTATTTGACCTAATCTAAATTTACGTTTAGTATCTTCTCTGATTAAATCTCTATATTCATCGTATTGATCTTCACTAAAATGCCATATATTATCATAAATCCAATCTGATGGAAATAGATTTGAATCTTGCATTTGTTGAGATAAATCCATTTTTTCTTTCATTAATGCTACTCTTTCTTGATCATAAATGATTGAAGGAGTAGTCATTGAAAGTTCAAAATTAGTTAAATTTTCTTCTTTATAACCTTGAGCATATAAATGAACTAATGCTATTTTTGTTAATTCTGATACTGCAATTCTTTGTATACGTTCTATTGTACGAGCAAATCTAATATCTTGAGCTGCTAATGTAGCTTTACCTTCAGTATTTTCATCATAACCCATAAATGCTTTAGGTACCTTTAAAGCAGCAAATAATTTATCTCTTAAATATTCTACATCAGCAATTCCATCATATTGCAATCCTGGTGTAGTATCTATCTTTGTTGCTGCATCATTACCTCGAATTGGAATATAAAAATCCTCTAACATGTTTTGCATGTTATATTTTAAGTTATACTCGCCTGTATTTTGATCAATATAAGGAGTACGTTTCATCTTTGAAATTGTCTTTTGCATAAAGTTTTCTACTTCAGCAGGTGCGATATTTCCAACATTAATATAAAAAACACGTTTTTCAGGTGCTCTTACAATTCTATGTATAAGCATTGCATCTTCCATTAATGTATACTGTTTAAACAATTTACGTGCGGGTTCTATATATGATCTACCATAGGGTAGGAAATTAGTATCTGTAACTAATCTAAAATGAGCTATTTCATAATTATCAAAAACTATTCCACCATTATCAGTAGAACCTGCTCCAGGAACATTATAATAACCATATCCTCCTGCAGACAGACCTTCAGGATCAAAACCATACTGAATAGTAGATGGGTTTTCGGGATCTTCTCCTTCTAACCTTTCAATGTGGTATGCATTATAAGGTATAACATTATAAACACCAAATTTTTCAGAAATTTCTAATTTAAGAAAGAAATCTCCATATTTACACATATTTCTAATCCATGGCCATAAATTAAATTCTACATTTAAAACATCATAAAATAAATTATATAGAATTTTTTGTATATTTTCATCTGTACTTTTGATTTGAAGTACTTCTCCCATATCATTTTTAAGTGTACTTTCATCAGATACAATATCTAAACAAGAAGCAATAATTGCATCTGTGTCCATAGCGTCATATTCGGAATATAGTTGAGGTCTTAAAGTTTGATAATTAAAATTACTTTGGTATCCATATAAGGATGTAGGTGAAGTTGTATAAACTCTATTAAACCTATCTACTAAAGAATTTGTTTCATATTTACCAGAAGATTGGATATGGTTAGTATCCATAACTCTTAATTGGTCTCCTCCTTGATTACGAATTACTACATCTGTAGAGAATAATCTTCTTAATCTTGAAAATAAATTTGTATTTGCCATTACTATATCCTTATATTGTTATAAATATCTATAGAAGCCACTTGATGTCTTCTTTTCCATTAGAGTATGGATTATCTATTTGATAGGGGTTATTATGTTCATTAATTTGTTGATTAGTATTATTAGGACCGGGAACATAAACACCATTAAAATTTGTTTTATTAGTAGCAATACTACTTAACATACTTTTAGTTAAATCAACTCCATGCTGTTTAAACTTAAATGCTGTATCTCTCATATACATTGCTATTCCAAAACTTATAACTAAATCATCGTTATACCCTGATTGAGCTTCTGCTCTTCCATGTTTCCAAACAAATACTTTCATTTCTTCAATTAAACGTTTTGATTGAATTGTGACACCTTTATCAGAAATGTACTCTTGAAATTTACCTATTATCATAGGTCTTGATTTTGATGTTGTAGTAAATCCAGGAACCATTTTAGATGTATCCATATATTGATCAAAATACGAATCAGCTCTTACTTCTCCACTCTTAGGTGAGTAATAAAGATTAGTATATCCTCTATCAATTATGGTTTGAAGAGTAGCCCAACCTATATTTGCATTTTCAACAACAAGCAAAGCATTATTATACTCAGTTGCTATACCAACTAACAAATGACCAAATTCTTTTGTACCTAATTGACCTTTATATTCACCAACTTGTACATTATTTTCAATATCTATAATATGAAATGCTGAAAAATCTTTACCATCACCTCTAGCAACATCCGCTACAACCATATAGTTTCTTGAATAATCACAAGGTTCCCAAACCCATAAATTATGATCAGCTCCACGACGTTCTAAAGGTTCTTTAATGTATGTTTTTTCATAAAATTCAACAAATTCAGGATAGAATACAACATCACCAGAAGTACTAAAATCACAATCACATTCTTGTGCTGCCATTCTAGGATCACCTAATAATTCATCTTGTCTATCTCTCCATTCTTGATCTCTTTCTGGATGAACAAACCATGGAAGTCTAATGGGTAAAAAATCATTTTCCTTATTTTCTGCTCTAACCCATGTTTGGTGAAACCAATTCCCAGTTCCATAAGGTGTACTTAATGCTATACATCCACCACCAGTAGCTAGTGTTTGTTGGGCTGAGGCCCATATTTCACCTATATTTTCAATAAAAGCTGCTTCATCAATTAATAGTAATGATACTGCTTCTGATCTACCTGCATCTGAAGCAGCCGAGGTAGCTTTTATTTGAGAACCATTATTTAATCTTAAAGTTAATTTATTATTTTCATCTGCATCTATTTTAAGCCATGAGGGTAGATTTTCAAACATAAATTTTACCTTTGTAACCATATTCTTAGCAGTTTCTTGCTTAGTTGCTATACAAAGTATATTTTTATCTTTACTAAATAACATCATCCATAAAGAATAACCTGCGGATAAAGTTGACATTCCTAATTGTCTTGATTTTAAAATCAAAGAATAAGGATTGTCTTGAAATAATTTTAATACTTTTTCTTGGAAAGGAAATAAAGAGAATTGAATTCTACCTCTTTGGGGATGTTGAATAAAGCAGTATTTTTTCATAAAATGTACAGGATCTGTAGCACATTTCATATATTCTTGCCTTATTATTTGTTTTATGTCACTCATTCTATTGTTGGGGTAATATTAATAGGTATTGGAAGTGATGGTTTTTTAAAATTCTTTATCTTCCAACTCATTTTAAACCCTAAAATAGGTTCTAAATTAGAATTTATACCTAACCCTACACCATACATTTGTTTTTTCTTTGTTCTAAATGTTAATTCACTAGTTAAATAACTTATTTGCGATTGGTTTCCTCCTATGCCAAATCCAACATAAAACTCTCTTTCGTTAACTATTCTTTCTTTAGTAATTGTTGTAGTAGGATAAATTAAAGAATAATCTATACCTCTTGATAAAATTTTATTTTGAGATATTGTATCAAATATTACTAAATTAATACTGTCTGCGTCTACTGTATCTATATAAGAATAAGTTGCAAAATAATCTTCTAAAATTGAAGCTGTGTCTATATCAGGTTGAATTGTGTCATGTATAGTTTTAGTGACTATTTTAGTTCTATATTCAGGAACATAAGTAGGAACAGATTTAATAATAGTATCATATTTAGTTTCTACCTTTACTATACGTTCAATTTCAGGTTCAACCTCTTTCCCCCCATCACATTCTCTAAGTAAAAATATAACTACAACTAATCCTATTATTATAATAGTTTGTATATTATTCAACAGACTTTTCAAGTTCTTTTTTCTCTTTAGTCATCTTTTTAAGCTCATCTTTTATCTTTTCTTTCTCATCACCCTCAGCTGCTTTAAATTCTTTAGCTTTTTCCTTCATCTTTTTAACAAGCTTTTGAAGTTTATTAGAGGCAGAAACTACAGAATCTTTCTTTTTTAATTCTGATGATGTTGGTTCTTCTTCAGATTCAGATAGAATTGAGGTTATTTCTTTCCTAATATATTCTTTTAATTTTTGGTGTTCCATTATAAGTTGGTTTTCTTATAAATATTGGAGGACTAGTGAATCTTGAATAATTTTTATACGTTCTTCAGTAGAACCTTCAACAGTAACTAAATTTTTTATTCTAGGACTATGGTGTTTTAAAAAACTTTGAATTGTTCTATCAATTAAATCTCTATATTCACTATTAGTTTCTCTAACTCCATTATTTTCAATTTCTACACCTTTAGGAGAAACATAAAATATATAATCATATTCATGAATTAAACACTTC